CACTAACAGCCACGTGTTGTGTTTACTTAAACACAGCTTTGTAGTACTGTCACTCGTGTTCAGAATAGTAACTAAAGTAGGGCGGTCGTTGTCTAGTCAGTTTGCGTTGAGTAAGTGGTTAACTTATCGATCTTCAATGACAGCTAGATTAAGATTTGAGGTTCATGGAGATATTGAACGAACCATTGCCCCTGCGATTGGACTTTTTTATGATCAAAATCGAATTGAAGACGGTATGCCTCGTTCTCGTGAGGATATGGCTATAGAAGCTTTAGCATATTTTGAGTCTCGTAGAGTGTTAGATTGTGGTGTTGTTGTTGATATGTCTCGTGATCACAAAAGAATTATTACAGCAATGAAATTGGATTTGATGCAGAATCAAAATTGGATAACTGTTCCTCCATTGTTTACGTTTTCTCGATATTTTGGCGAGGGTGAATTACCTCGTTCTGTAGATGGTATTAAGGATTTTTTTCGTGCTTGGGATTACAGTTACATAAATAAAATATTGGTAGCTGATTTTAATGTTGAATGGTTTGTTAAAAATATCTTTAAACGAACAGCTGATGGTGAAGTTGATGGTTTGCCTTGGGTAACGACAACCGTTGATAGTTTAGTAGTTTTGTGTTGTAGGTCAATATCCGTTTATAATAAGATTTATGCGGGAGATTTTATTGGTAAGTATACTGTTCAATCTTGTGAAAATTTGTATCCGAACAAGATTGTGAAACTTATTAGTAAGTTTAATAAACCAACAATATCTTTAGAGAGTCCTACACCATTGTTATCGCGATGTTTATTTCGTGGTTTAAATCGAATGTATCGTTATATGAAAATGACAAAACATTTTGGAACATTGAAATGGCAATATAATAATCGTGATGTAATGAATATGTCTGTTCCTAAAGGGTCTTCAGCTGGTATTCGTGCTGGTAAGCCTTATCCTAAAAAGATAGGTGTTTTTAATGTTGTTATAACACCTAATGGGACGAAAGGTGATCAAGAG